TTCCGCCTTCATCAACTCCTCCTGTTTCGCCGCCGCTTCCGCCTGGGCCCTTGCCCTCTGGTCCCTGATCTGCCTCACCTGGGCCATCGGCCTCATCCACTCGGTAGGCAGCCCGAACCGCTCCGCCCCTCCCCTTGCCGCCGCATCCAGGTTGAAATTATCCACGACGCTCGGGTCGATCTGGATCATCGGCCCCGTGAACTGCACCAGCTTCATCATCGCGTCGGTCTCGAATTTCCTCATGGCCAGGGCCAGCTTGGAGATGTATTCCACTTGCAGCCCCGCGCCGGCCAACTCATTTGGAATCGGGGGAATCATCCCCGCTTCCCACATTGCCCCAAAGACGCACTCCAGAAGAGGATTATAAAACTCCGCCTGCAAACGCCCCATCGTCGGCCCCAGGAGGACCAGCTTTTCCTCCACCCGCTCCAGAACTTCCGTGGCCGTCATCTGGTTCTGTGGCTTCTGGGCCAGCAGCATGAACAGATCCGCGTAGAACGCTTCCCGAATAGCCTCCTGAATTCGCGCCTCGTAATCGACCGCGATCTGGTAGTCTCCCCCGGTCTTGAGGCTTTCGGGCTTGTCCCCGCCGCTTCGGTAGTAGATGATCGACCCGGCCGTCGTTCTCATGGACCGCATCTTGTTTTCATCCGAGACCATCAGCGGGGGATCGATCATCTTCTGGATCGCCCTCAGATAGTCTTTCTTCATCAGGTTCAGCATCTTCACGTCAGGAAGGGCATCCATCCCCGGAGACCGGCCAAATACCTCCCCGGAATCCTTTTCCCACCGTGGAACGAGGTAGGGGAACCGGTCGTATCCCTCTTCGCTCAGGATGTTCTTCTGCTCCTTCTCGACGTAGATGGAGGCATAGGGCTTGTTCTGTTTGTCGATCTTCCCCCGCTCCCGGTCGGTACGGGGATAGACCGCATGGATTACTTCAAACATCTTGTCCGGGTCTTTCCCGTCGGCCACGGCCTTCTTGACGTCATCCGAGCACTTGTTTCCGAACTGCTGAATGCATTGCCGGGCCGTCAGCTTGATGCAGCGATAAACCGTATCCACCTTCCCGGTGTAATCTTCCGCGATGCAGACCTCCGCCAGCGGAACGCTCTGGAAGTTCAACAGCGTGTCTCTGCCGAGGTCCGCGTACATGCACGCCGTGCCGAATGCCCCGAGGTCCGTGTAGACCTCATGGGACCCCATCCCGAAATTGCTATTGTTGATCGCGTTCTGCATGCGTTGAGAGGTTTCCCGCAGCCAGTCCTTTACCGTCTCGATTGCCTTCAGGGCGGGATCTTTGACGGTGAGCTCAAACCAGGGAGCGGAAGGCGATGTCATATGGCCATAGAGACCGTTTGCCAGGATACGGAGGGACCTGATTGCCGTCCCGTCATAGATCTTGGATGTCCTCTTCGCCCCGGGGGAGCTCTGGGTCACAATCGAGGCTTTCCGGGGGATCATGTAATCGGCGATCTCCTGCCATTGGGTCTTGAAGTTCCCTCGGTCCCCGTCCAGCTTGTCCCATCTGCGGACTATCTCATCGGCTCGTTCCATTTACGCCCCCAAAAGGGTCTTTTTGCCCTTGCTGCTGCCGAGTGTGCTTCTTCCAGTCCCCGCGCTTCCGGTTAGAAGGGTTAGGTTCCGGATCCGGTTCTTGCGGTTCGTGTCGGTTGTCGCCGCCCTGGGAGACGCGGGAGACGCGGGAGTCTGCGGCAGCTCGTATGCAGGGAATGCGGGCATCTCGAATGACGGCATGGAGAATGACGGGAAATTGAAATCCATCGACTGTGGGACGTACCGCTTGGCCGGGTCGATCATGTCATCGTAGGTCAGGGAGTCAACCAGCCCGTATGTCGGTGAGTAGTCATTGCCGAACCGCGGATCGTCATTCGGCAACCAGCCCCTGATCATCTGCCCAGTACGGCTCGATACCCCCGCAACGTAGGTGTACCCGGATGGAGAGTCACGGTTGATAACGACCGAGCTCCCCCCGCCGAACGTCGGCCCCTTCTTCCCGGTATCCTGCTTCCCGCCTCCACCGCCCTGCGTCTGCGTAACGGTCGGCTCTTTCGGTGTAACGGTCGGCTCGACGGCCTTCACCGTCTTGTTGGGATCGTCCAGATTGTTGTTGTAGATTATCCCCGAGCCCATCTCCGGCGTATCAGTCAAGTATCCCATCTCACCCTCCCTCAAACACATCGTAATCCGTGATCTGACGCGGTATCCCTCTGTTACCGACGCTCCCCACCATGTACGGCGGAAGATCGATATGCTCCGGCTCCGGCCAGAGCTTCGGAACGTCCTCGTCCGTAATCCGTCTCAGGCAGTCCAGCATGTCGTCGTGAGCGGAAACAGGGAACGCCTTGTATTCCTCGTTCACGAACACCTTGGTCAGATCTTCCTGAACACCCTCGTAGTTCTGGTGGATGCAGAAGTCGGGCAGGAAGATCCGCCCGGCCTCAAATAATGGCACCAGCGTCCTGATACGGTCGTTTTTCCCCAGGTTCCCGCCCAGCTCCCGGATCATGAATCGGTAGTTCTCGCGGTTCATCCGGTCCTTGAAGTGGTCGATATCGGAATCCTTTCCGTACTTCTCATAGCCGACGAAGTAGGGCCTAAAATCCCGATGCAGTTTGAACAGTTGGTTTGCCCGCTCAGTCAGGGACAGTCTGTCCCGGATGATGTCGATGACGTAGTAGTTCTCGTCTTCCCCGAGGCCGATGACCATCATGCATGTGTAGTCCGAGCCCTTCTTCTTCTCGTTTGCCGGGTCCACCAGAATGATCTTGTTGAGGTTCGCGTAATGGTTCGCCGGCCAGAACTTCAGCCAGTCCTCCTCAAATCCTTGAACGTTGTCGCCCTTGGGATTGAGTAGCATCTGAGTGCCGAAGGTGTACGGCCCCATGTCCTTGCGCTTCTTGACCATCGATTCCCGTGACAGGAGGACCGGCGTCCCTTCGAGAGTGCCTTCCTTGGTGACAGGGTAGATTCTGGGCGTCAGAGCCCCACGTTCAATGATGGTCCGATAGGTATCGTTGAAGTGATAGAACGTCCCCGCCCCGCGCACCTTCCCGCCTTCCGCCCCCAGGTTCAGCGACAGCTCCCAGGCTTGCGTGACTTTGAGGATCATGTCAGGGTTCGAGACGGATTCCTTGGTCACGATGTCGTCATAGACTCTCAACCGAAAGTGCTTCGATGTCGGCTGACCGTCTACGAGCCCCCAGGCCTCCACCGTGGCCTCCTTCGGGTTGCTCTTTCGCTTGACGACAATCCCGTCGTCCTCCGACCACTTCGGGGATTCTTTCGAGGGATTCTGAAACAGGATGTCCGGGAACAGCGCTTGCAGCGTGTAGTTGGATTCAAACTCCCGCTTGATCTGCCGGAGAAACCCCTTTGCGATAGGTCTTGTGTGCGAGAAGATTCCAACGGTGATTTCGGGATTGTTGAGTATGTCCTGAATTGTCAATGCGTAGGTGATTAAACTACTTTTATAGTGTTCCCTTGCCCAGATATCGAGATATCCGTCCGGATTCGCCTGGACCTCGCGGCAGCGCATATACAGCCAGTCCCGATCAACATCCTTCCGGCCAAAGACGAACACCAAGAGATAGAACAGATCGCCCAGGGCCAGCGCCCGCGCCAGCTGCTTCGGCGCATCCCCGCCCTCTTTCAGGGCTTCAGCCGCCAGCCTCTTGTATTCCTGGTGCGCCTCATTCCGGGTGAGCATAAGCAACGACTTCCTTTAAGACCTTGGCAATTCGTTCCGGTACACTTTCGGCCATGTCAATCGTGGTATCCACTCCGAGCCGGTCCCCGTATTTCTTTGGCAACAGCTTTGCGGCCAGCCATTTGCGGGCATCAACCCGCAGCCTTGACCGCTGCACAAATTCAGAGTTCATCACGCGGCGCGCGGATTTCCCCTCTTTTGTGTCTTCCTCGATAAATATCTCGTCCTCTGAGTCGTCATCGGCAATCTGGATGATCTCCTCAGCCATAAGCTCAGCCTGCAATTCCTTTGCACGCGCGTACCTCTGACGTAGTTCCTCGTCAGTCTCAATCCACCGATGGAAGCTCCTTGGATCAACTCCAGATTTTTTACAGGCCTTTGCGATAGAGATAGACGAGGAGGAGGATATTTCTTCGAGGATCTTCCTGATTAGATCCTCAGACTTTTTTTTGGCGTATTTGGGTTTGGCTTTATTATTCGTCCCCTTCATACGATCCCCTTTGAGGGGGATTATAAGGGGGAGATTTAGGCAGGATTACAATATGGACAGCAAGGGCCATGTGGGGTACAGGGAATGTTAATCAAAGTCTATTGACAGGCTTTCCGGCGCTCGATTTCCTTTACCGCCCTTTCGCGGTCCCATTGATCGAATAAATCATGCCGCAACTCCCATCGACCATCGATCTTCACGACTGGGCAATTCTCAGCATCGACAAGGGCCATGATGCTTTCCCATGAGCGGCCGATGTA